AAAAAAAAGACACCCTTTCGGATGTCTTAAGTTTGCGTTCCTATCACTGTTCCGTCTGTATCGGATGTAGGAGCACCATTTTTAATTCTGAGTTTACCTGTACTGTCAACCCATATACGATAAGTACCTAATACAAGATGCTCCCTATCCCATGTCCCCTCTAAAGTCATGTCACTCTGCCCTGTTGACGTAATCTCAGTGACAGTAATATAATCTACAACAATCGAACTAGCTACAGCTGAGTTACATTGCATTTGTAATCTCCACTGATAGAAGGAAGGAGTTTTAACTAGCATGTGTCCTGTAATCCAGTTATTAGCTAATTTAGAGCCACCAAAGCTAACTGTCTTTAAAGCTCCTTGCGTATTTTGGTGATCATTTGCAAAAAGAGACCAAGCTCCAGTATCTGAAGGTTTAACCCTAAAAGACACTAAATATAATGAGTTAGGTTTCATTACATATTTTGTTCTCCTATTTTGGTATTGTGCTGAAGAGCTGTAAGTAACTGCATCAGGGTTTAGTTTATCAGTACCTGTATAGTTTACAGAAGAAACACCTCCACCTGCATCCCAATCCCAAAGCTTCCCTGTTACAACAGGCTTGATAGTAGGTAGAGAATTAAAATGAACGCAAGGTAGAATAACATTCGATTTACTTGTCCCATCAAAGTCTTTTACTTTTATACGCCAATCTTTTCCGTCAAATGAGTTAACTACTACCTTATCTGGTATAGATATCCCTTCTGTTACTGTGTCATCAGAATCTATGTGTAAATGGTATTTATCTACTGTAGATGGAGTAACACGGCAATTATGAAATTCAACGACTCCTGCATTCCCTTTTAAATTACCTGTATACCATGAACCCACGTTTATAGCTATCTCAGCGTTTTGAACAGATTTAGCATTGTTGTATATTTGAGAATCGTAAACTTTTACATTAGCTTTACCAAATGTACCAATGCCTGCACCGTTATCATAAGCAGCGCTATCGTGGACCCTTACTTCCTTACACCATTCAAAGTTTAACCCGTTTGTAGCGTTTCCGTAGGATTTGATATTTCTCAATACTACATCTTCCCCACCGTATACACTAATACCTTGCCAAGTATTATAGTACACATCACAATTCGAAACTTCAACGTCTTTTACTAACTTATTGTTTAAGTAGTCACCAGAAACGTGAACAGGAGTCCCCTCTACGTTCCATCCTCTTATGTTTCGGAACTTTACATTTGAGTCTCCCGATCTGGTAGTGATTCCGAAGCTCTCTAAGTTTACACCTATAACATCATGTATCCAGAGCATATCGGCAATATACCCTGTAGTATACTCAGTAGAGGGATATATAGGGATAAAGTCTAAGCTCGTTAATCCCGTTCTATTGATTTTATCTTTTTGTCCATCAACTCTGAAATTATTTAATACTACGTTACTTTCGAAATAAAATAACTTCCAATATCCGTTTGAGTTGATACTAGATGGGTTTACTTTAAAAACAGTGTTGTATCCGCTCCCTTCGAAAGTTATTCCGTTAAAAATTGTGAACGATGTAAAATTTGAAGACTTACTTGCATCTACTAGAAAGGTTCCCTCTGGTGCAACAACTCTTTTGATTCCATTATTTTTTGCGTATTGGAAAGCTGTTTTGATAGCGGTTGTACTATTCGTTAACCCTGTAGGGTCTGCTCCGAAGTCAGTTACAATGTCAACCCACTTAGTTTTTCTCTGTAGGCTGTCAGTTGTATTACGTTGACTATCTATATGATCTTCTAACTCGTCCATCCTTTTATGTGGGTCCGGGTAGTTCCCATACACGTTATCACGAAACATATCTGTCATTGTCTTACCTCCGATCGTTATGTATTAATACCCCTATAATATAGCAAAAGACACCCATAAAGGGTGCCTCTCTACTAATTTAAGATTGTTACTTTAACTGTTTTGATTCCATATGCCATAGCAGACGATTGATCTGAAATGAATACGTCAATACGGTTACCTTTAATTGCGCCTCCCGTATCTCCTGCAATAGCTGTTCCGTATCCTTCTACATATACTTTAGAGCCTAATGGGATAACTCTAGGGTCTACCGCAATTACCTTTTGGTTAGGGTTAGCTTTCAGATTAATGCCTGTGTATGTAACTCCTGAACACCCAGCGCAATTTGCTGTGTATGCTGTAGCAGTCATTGTCATTGTTTTTCCGCTAGGTTGTGCTTCTGTAGTTGTAGCTGGCTTAGCTGCTGGAGCTGTTGTTGACTGTACTGGTGCAGTAACTGTTGTTCCTTTTAATTTAGCTAGTAAAGTTAAGTTCTGGTTGGCAGTTCCTTTATACCCTGCAATACCATTTTGTACTGCTAGCTGTGATCGATGAGCAAAGCTATAGTCCTCACCTTTTACATATAAATAATCTACTACACTTTGATTCTCTGCTGCTGAAGCTGCAATGCCTCCTCCGAAAAGAATACCTAGTGTAGCCGCCCCTGTTACTAAAATCTTTTTAAGTCTCATAATAGTCTTGCCCCTCTCTGGTCTTTTACATTACTATACTAATGTAACACACTTAATAGCAAAAACCCGGAATGTTACAGTATTGTAAACGAACTGTAACATATAGGAAGCTATATAAAAAAAAAGAAGACCATGTAGGTCTTCTTCTTATTATCCTCGTACGTTAGCAGAAGTTAAGAAGTAGAATCGAGCACTCTCAGATGAGATTTCTCCGACACTTGTACTTTCTGAATACGTATCGATAGAGCATCCACGGTATGCTACTACTACCTCTTGAGTGTAGTTGTCATAAAGTACGATGTCCATAATGTCCATTTGTAGAACTTCTTCTCCAAGAGCCGCAAAGCCTAGAGAAGCTAAGTTCTCTTTCTTCATACGGAAACGTTCTACTGTTACAGAACCTTCATAACGTAAGTAGACGTGTTCTTGAGGCATGATAGAACCGATTTGGTATACCCCTGTAGTACCGAAACTACGTTCCGCAGAGATTGATTGAGCTCGGGCAATCGGCACATTCTTGATCATAAAATAAACCGTGTTAGCGGATTGTACTGTCTGGTTAGTTACAGATGCCATCCAATTTCACTCCAATTCTTTAGTAAATTAGTAGGAGAGTTTCCCCTCCTACTTAAGTCTTAAATCTCTTAAGCTGTTAGTTCATTATCCTCATACGTGATGTATACGTTAATGAAGTCTAAGCCTTGAGACGGTTGTACAGTTAAGTTGATACGAGCAGTGTTACCAGAGATAACAACTTGTACGTCATCTGGGCTGTAATCAACGATTAAACCGTTAACTTTCTTTTGTTGATCTAGGAATGACTCAACACGGTTTTTGATGATAGAAGCAGACGTACTACGGATACGTGTTCCGATAAACTCGTTATCTAGTACCTCACGTAGCTCTGTAGTTAAGAAGTCAGAAACCTCTCCTAAAGAGATACGGTTTTGTACTGGCTCAGTNGTTACGTTGTAAGTAGTTGGGTCACTTACGATACGGAAGTGAGATGACGTACGAGTACGNACAAANTCCGTCATGATAACTCCTGAGTTATTTAACTGGTCAAGCTGGTCTCCTGTAAACTTGCGATCTAGAGCTTCGATATTGACTTTTTTGTAAGTCAATGGCTCTCCGACTTCTAGTCCACTAGCGATACCTGCAACTAGAGCAGCGTACATGTAAGCAGGGAAGTTATAAACTCGTCCATCAGCCATACGGCGTGTACCTGAGTCACCTACCACTCCTACACGGGAATTACGAAGGTTCATTTGACGAGAACGAAGTTCGTCTTCAGACTCTCCTANTCCTCCACCAACGATTCCTCGTAAGTGCATACCAGCNTTAGACTCATCACGTAAGAACTGTGAAAGCTCTCCGTGGATAGCTGCATCAGATGTTAATGGTGTGATGTANTAAGCATCTAGACCAGAGATTGCTTCGAACAGGCTAGCCCATGAAGCAGGAGCTGGTTCTGTTTCTGCACCAGATAAACTAGTAAGTGCAATTGTAGCTGGAACNGCTTGAGTACGATCTACNCTAACTTCTACATACGTATCGTTAGCCATTTGCGTCTCTAAGTCTGCTCCGACAGCTTTTACAGTTNCATCTTTAGCTTTAATATCAGTNGANGCTAGAACGTCAAGATATTGTGTTTGGATGTTTTTGTTACCACCTAAAACAATCATCTTAGCTTCGAAATCTGGTAAGTTGTTAATATCATTTACTAGAACGTGAACGTCTTCGTAAACTCCTTCTCCTAGTTCGTATGTACGAACAGCAGTAGCGGAACCTGCATCAGCACCAGCTTTAAGAACTAACTTAGTAGCTAGTTTAGAAGTACTGTCTACTTGTACTTCTACTGTAGCCACAGCGCTTGTACCTGTGTAACGTACAGTGAAGATATTACCGATGTTATCGTACACTTTTTCATAACGCTCTTTTGTAAAGTATACAGAGACACGTTTAGAGCTTGTAAGTGCGTTGTTTGTCATTTCTACCTGAATAGAGTTAGCGTCCACACCGTAAAGCTTAGAAGTGAATGTTAGAGCTCCTTGTGTTAATTTTGCTTGCGTAGCTTGGTCAGAACGGATAGCAACGATTTTACCTGCTCCTGAAATGTTGGGAGAAGGGTTCCATGCCATCTCGATAGCGTCTAACAATTCTCCGCCACGAAATAAGTCTCGAGCTTGAGCAAAGTTAGAAATAACGTGTGGTACATTTGGCTCTCCGCCATTAGCAGAACCGATTAATACTAGAGGCTTTTCTGAACGAGAGTTTGCAGCTCCTAAAGAACTAGCATCCAAGAAAATCTCTGTACGTGGGCGTTGACGATCGTAACCGTAAGATGTTGCCATAGTTTGTGTCATCCTCTCTACTTAAAATAATTTAGTCAATCTTGAAATGTTTCTTTAACTCATCTACAAACACTTGCTCGTCATTTTGATAGTGACGACCTCGCATCATAGCCTTAAAACCTGCTGCCTGTACTCGAGATAGATCGAACATAGGGATAGCAGTTTGTAAGAATGTATCGATGTGGATATAAGGCTTTGGAGCTTCTGCTTCTTTTTTCTCTTGCTCTTTTTTCTCAGAAGCTTCTACGTCCTTTTTATTTTTCTCAGCCATTTAACTTCCCTCCGTATCGTATTTAATGTTAAGTTTAATTTCCTTCAATACTGTATCTAGTATCGGAGCATCCAAACTGTAAGAGGTTGTATAAGTTACAATGGATTCTCTACCATATAATATCTCCGGGTTGTCTTCAGTTCCGACCGGGATTTCCTCGATCTGACCGAACTGTAGTCTTTGCAACAAAAGGCTGCTAAGCTCTTCCGGGTTACTACGCATTAGAATTAGGATAGCTTTTACGATTAGGTCAATACATCGGACTGTATCCATGTTGGTTGAAACAACTAGAATGGAATACATCTCGGTTGCTGTAAAACCTTTCTTTAGCCCTACCTCATCTCCTGCCATTGTTACGTAGTTGACGTAGTGCTGTCTTCCTACTAACTCTGGGTCATATGTAAAGTAGATACGGTTTTGGCTGTAGCGTACATTGTCGCTTGCAGCAAATTGAATGCCTTCAACATTATTGAGATAAGCGATCTTCATGTCTAATTCGAAGAAACAATGAGTCTTATCTTCATCTGCTTGAATCGTAGAAAGCTCTTTTACAAGACCGTCTTCTTTAACTTCGTAGGTCCCTTCGATATTTCCTAAGCTTGTCTTCGACTCTGCACCTTCTCTAAGCCCGATATAGATGGCTCCTTGCTGTTTTTCTTTGGTTTGGGGCATTGTGTATACGATAGGAATTTCCCTAGCGTTATCACCCGTATAAGCCCTCATAAAGTTTGCTGCTATATCAGGTTGTATATCCTTTAAGATTTCTTCTATAATATAGCGGTTCGATAAGATAATTTGTAATTTCTCTTCTAATTCATTATATAAATACGTATCAATACTAGGTAACATAGTTTACCTTCCTCCTATATCGATCATTCCCACCCATTTTTCATCTTCCATTTCATTAATCTATCAACATTTTTGACGAATGTTTTAGATGTATCTGTTTCATTTACCTTGTCCCTATTTAGAATCCAGCTACTAGGTGGTGAATCGTTTGAAACCGTTCTGTATGCTACGTACGTATGCTTTCTTTTACCTGTACGCTGCTTACTTATATTATACGACTTCGGCTCGTAGTTAAGCATTGTAGAGCCTGATTCACGTCTTCTATCATAGAGATAGTCAGAGATAACGGTACGTTGTTGCTCAGGAGCTATATTGATAGATCGTAACTGGTTATACATACGACTAGACATATTTTTCTTTCTACGAGGGATAGGTATTCTAAGATACCAGCCTCCGCCTTTCTTTCTAATCTTGTGAGAGCTTTTAGAAAAGTAAGGCTTAAGGTCAATTACTCCAAGTTTGTTCAATCGTTCCTCTGTAACTTCAAGGTATTTAGGCTTTCGAGACACTTTAATATCCTTTGGATTTTGTCCTCTAATAGCCTGCATACCTGCATCCAATGTCTTCTCTACGAGTACATTTCCAATCCGCTCCATAATAGACTTTGTAGCCTGCTTACTTTGAAACAGCTTAGGTCTTCTAGCCATTATTGACCACTACCTCTAAAGAAACCGTTAAGACCGTCTGTGGAAGGTTTTCTCTTCGTGTCAACCATTTCCCCTACCTCTGCATCGTTAACGCCAATTTCGAACGCCTCTTTGTCGATAAACAAGTCTTCACGTTTAAGAAGAAGTTTCTGAGGAGTTTTTACTAGCTTTCCAGATTGGTCAGGAGCGTAACGATGTTCCTTAAGCAGGTCAGCAATCATATAACGAAGAGTAGTTAGGATATTAATAGAAACCATTTTTCCTTTTAAGTGCTCTTTAGGAAAAAACAGATTCTTATTAACATCAACTGTATAGTCAACACCTTCAGTAAGCTCAGAGTCGATTGTAGTAGCAAACTCAATTTCCTTAACATCGTAGATCATATAGAAACCGTTTTGAATACGCTTATCCGATACATCAAAAATAAAAGATTGTGACACTAATGCAGTAGTTATTGTAATACGGTCTCTAAATGCTGCTCTAAATTCTCTATCCGCTGGTGTACCAATAGCTGTCCCTGAATCCATTAGCCCTAGATCAGCATTGAATACGCCTTTCTCTTGGGACTGGACAATAATTTTAACAGGCTTAGGAGGGAGATACGCAATCCCTCTCCCGTGGCACCTGTTACAAGCTTGATTAGGCTGTTTAGTTGCTTTATGTCTACAAGGACAAAGATACGATTTCTCCCAAAGGGTAGGGATACTCATGGAATTTGTTGATACATCTAACATATCTGTACGCAATCCAGCGGTAGACATGGTGCCTAGAATGGACGGTTTATCTGCCATTTGTTATCCCTCCTTTAGATAAGTCCTAGGTTATTTCCGTAGTAAGACTTTAATCCTCTGTACAAGTTTTGTATATCTTGATCTAGCTGTACGATATCGGCACTAGCTCCACCATACATAGCTGATTGAGTCGTATCGATAGATTGGCTTACACCGTCAATACTAATAGACATATTTGCGATACCTGCACCGATGATTAAGCGTCCCCACTGTTCGAAGACTTCTTTTAGTGCAAGCTTAATGATCATGTTCCATAAGTCTGGGTGCATCTCATTAGGAGCTGTAACTCCACTACGAGAAGGAGGTAACATTCCACCTACATACTCTACATGAAGCATCTGAGGCGCAAAGTTATTTCCTACTGTCCCCGGAACTCCTGTAATCATCGGATACGCTGAGTAAGCTTGGAATAGAGATAATCCATCTGAACCTCCTGAAAGCAACGTATTGGGCTGCATTTGTAGGTGCCCCGGAAGGTTATAGACTCTCCACCATTTAGTAGGGTAGTTATAGAGAGAACCAGCTCCGTACTCTAAGCGTACTGCCTCTACCTGTAAGATCGGCTTATGGAATGTATGAATAAATGTGTAACTACCAAAATCATTTGAATAGAAGTCATGATGTTCTGATAGCAACCTAGGCAGAATAACAATGTCTAGCATCTTTTCTGCCTGTGCTACAGCTGCCTCTATCTTGGCTTTATAGAAAGCATCTGGTAAGTGCTCCCCTGTACGAGGGTCTGTAACACTTACCCCGAAGTGATTTAGCTTTACAGCATCTACCGATAAACCATAGTCATCTAGTGTATATTTATTCACGTCTGCTATATCAATAGCTTTTGGATTGTTGTGATCGTAAGGGTTACCAAAGTTATTCGTTGCCATAGTCTATCCCCTTACCTTTCATTAGTTTTTCTTTGCAGTTCGTTTAGGAGCCGCTTTCGTTTCTGCCTTTGCTTCTTCTTTAGGCTCTTCTTTCTTTGCTGGAGCTTTAGATTCTGTTTTAATAGTAAAGCCCGGTAAAGCGCCAATAACCTTCTCTTGGTCTGCTTTAAGGTCTTTAGATTCACCTTTTTCATTAAATGTAATTTCACCATATACAGTCGCTAGTTTTTTATTTGCTAAAGATTGATTGATTAACATTACAGTCTCTCCTTTTCATATTGTCAATTTTGTAAAAAAATAAGGAGCAGATTTTTGTCTGCCCCTTATTTATTTGTTTTATTCAATTATCTATATGATATTGTCAGCTTATAGTGTTACGTCTGCTGCTAATGCTGGGATGTATTTAACGTTCTTAATACGAACCCATTTCTTAGGAGCGTATAATGCTAGAGCACCATACCATAACACAGAGAACGTGATAGTTGCGTTCATTTGAGCTAATGGAAGCTTCATCATTGGAAGTAACTCAAGCAAGCTAAGAACTTGTGGAGTTAACTCTCCTACGAATACATCTGTAGTTTCAGGGATAGTTTCGTTCTTATCCGTGAATACGATTTGGTTGCTATCGTTAGCTTTAGAAACCGGGATACGAGCGATCTGGAAGTAGTGACCAGTTTCAGCACCTTGACGGTAAACTACGATAAACTGTGGTTGAGCTTGATACATTGGTTGTAAAGTTACAGTTAACTCTACTGCATCGTCAGCTTTAGTTACAGCAGCTGTTACAGCGTCAGACGCTACAGATTCTGCTTCGTCAGAGTATACTACTACTTTATATGACTGAGTAGCGATATCTTCTGGACGGAATTTACCACCAGCAGCACTCTTCACAACAGCCGCTACAGACTGTGGAGGTAGTGGAGCATTTTGTTGTGGTAAACGGTTTTCAACTAGTACGTTATCATTTTCCATGATTGTAGAACCATGTAATTTGATTGTACCACGGCTAGATAGGAACTCGTTGATAGCGATACCTGTAGCCATTCCGCCTTGAGCAGAAGGTTGAAGAATACGTTGACGATCTAGGAAGCTATTAGTGAAATCTGCTTGTACACCGATAGGCATAAATGCATCTGTAGCTCGTCCGTAACCTTTACCGATTACTACAGCAGCTTTGTTTAAATCAGCCTCTGTAAGCGTACGTCCACGTAAATCCATTACGTTAGTTTTTTGGTCGATTAACTTATGTAAGCCATCGAACTCGATTCCAGCTTGCTCGTCTGTTTCAGCAGTTAAAGCAGCATCTCCGTAGAAAATCGCCCATTCGATACTCTTAGCGATTACGCTGATAGCATCTTCTGTAAGGATAGTCATAGGGTCTGCAATGTTGTTAACTAAACCAGCAGCAAGTGATTGTTGTTTAGTATCACTTAAGAATTTCATTTGTACAGTCTTTTGACGGATGTTAGGGTCATTGATAGAAGCTACCCCTACCTCACGTACGAAACGACTGTGACCAGTACGACCATGTTGGTTGAACTGTGCATATTTTACTACAGTGTTGTTAACTTGTTGCTTGTTGATTACTGGATAGATAGTGAAGTCGCTATTATCAAACGCTAACATTTTAACTTCGTCATCTAAGAACTCTCGGCGTAGAGCAGAAGCGTCCGGCTGTGNATCTGGTGTAATACCTACTCCAGTAGTAAAAGTTTTCGATAATACTTCATTAATCTTTTCTTCCGCTACTTGTGGAAGTTGGCGGTTTGTATTTTCTGCCATTTATGTATCGTCCCTTCTAAATTGAGTTTTATAGTTTAATTTCCTTATTGCCTACATTAAAAGAGATAGAGAGGTTAGGAGGAGGAACCTCTCTATCGAAAACCTATATCAGGTGTTCATGACATTAATATAGCACTTGGTACTGGTTTTTCTTAATTTTTGCTTAAATTAACAATTTTTTCGAATAATGCTACATCTGCCTCTGTAGCTTGGTTACGTTTTACACGCTGTACAGCATGTCTTACGTCTGTACGTTCACCTAAGCTAAGCTTACCAGCTGAATGAGTGTAGAAGTCTGTAACTGTCTTAACGTGCTCAGCTGCATTAAATACAGGCTCTTCTTCCTCAACCTGTACTTCTTCAGTAGAAGCTTCAGGAACAGCTACACCGTCAGTTGATTTGCTGATAGACTCAACAGCTTTACCTTCTAACTCTTCTTCGACTTTGACACTTTTCTCGATGTCTTCTGCCTTTACAGCTTCGTCAGCAGGTTTCTCATCTTTTTCTTTATCTTCTTTCTTCTCTTCACCTTCAGATTTAGTAACTTCTTCAGTTTTTAATAGAGATAGAATTTCAGATAGAGATTTTTCGATAGCATCTACTTTGTTGCTGATTGCAACTTGATCATTTTTAATAGTGCTGTAGGATTTAACAACAGCCTCAAAAGCACCAATAAAGTCTTGATCGGAAATGCCTTCGTCAGAAGATTCAGACTTTTCTACTTTCTCGTCTTTTTTCTTCTTATCTTTAGCTTCCTTAGCGTCTTTACCTGTTTTAGGCTTTTGTTCTTCACCAGCTGCTTTTTCAGCATCTTCCTTTTTCTTTGAAGACTTTTCAACTTCTTCGTCTTCTTCAGCTTCAGGTTTAACTTCCGGCTCAACTTCCTCACCTTTACCTTCTTCAGCTTTTACCTCTGCTTCAGGCTCTTCTACTTTTTCTTCTTCATCCTTTTTCTCTGCTTCCTCTTTAATAGTTTCAGCAGCTTCAGGTTGAACGAACTCAGCGTCAGGCTGTACTTGAGGAGTAACTTGATTTGTAGCATCCTCTTGTTTTTGATCTTCCGACTTTTCTAGCTCTTCACTGTTAAGCTTGTCTAAATCTTCAGTTAATTTTTGGAACGTGATTTTTTCAGCCATTTTCTTGCTCCTTTCTATTAGTCATTTCCTGCATAAGCTTGTCAATCTTAGCGACAGCTTCTGCTCTAGAATATCCTTTAGATAATTGAAGGAACATTACCATACTCTCAGGAGTAGAACGCTCCATAGAGTCTAGATATGAACCTACTTCTTTCCATACTCGATCAAAGTCTGTAGGGTTTTTAAGCGCTTTATAAGCGTAGGATAGATTGTGTAAACTACGAGCAAATGTTTCTGCTCTTAAAGCTCCACCGTCCGTTTGAGTCTCTGGTGAAATACCGTATCCAGCTAGATAACTTTTCATAAAAGCGTCCCAAGTTGCATTAGGGTTAGCCGGGTTAGTAGTCACCGCTACATTTGTAATGTATGTACTCTTGATGATACGAGGGTCATTTTTATCACGTTGCTTAGCAAATCCCTCGATCGAAAATCCTAGTTTCCTTGTGATACCAGACTTAGCAATATTGTTAGCTAGGTCCCAAATGCTTTTAGCATATGGGTTGCTTTTGTAAAGTTTAGCCTCTACATACAAGCCAACACTAGGGTCTACATGAGACTCCTTCGTAGGTGCCCCGATGATATATTCATTGCCTTGGTGATGTTCATAGTTAATATAACCATGCTCAAGGAAATGACTGATATCAATTCCATTTGGGTCTACGATATCATCCTGTAAATCTAGATCAGGAGTTGTAGCGTACCCACGTAAGTACCAAGATTTCTCTGTATCGTTCTCATTGCTCTTACGGATAGAGTCCTCTAAGTCAATTGGAACAAACAAATCGATTCTTCCATCTTGCGTTTTCAGGGCTGTTCCCTCCCTTCTATTATATCATACTTATATCTGTGACTTGAGTTACAGTCGCATTACTGCTAATAATATAGCAGAAGCACTACCTAGTTAGTAAAATGACAGAAGGGAAGTTATACTTCCCAGTCATTTACAGGTGAGCCATCGTCTTTCTTACCGCCTTGCGGAGTAGAGTTAGTATTGTTCTCAGCCTTCAGCTGCCCGTCCTTGCCTACTTGTTTGTTGTGGGTACCTTTACCATTAACGTTGTCTAAATCACCGTTGTAGCCTGTCTGCTGCGCTACAAATTGGTGCATATCCATTTGGCGCTGCTGCTCCATTTGTTGCTCTTGTAGAATCTGACCTAGACGCTGTACGTGTACTCCAGCAAGAATAACGTCTCCACCTTCAACAGGAGGTAAACCAAGTTCTGCACGAACATCGTTAATTGTCATACCAATCTCAGCCTTAGCTTTAAGAATAGAGATAATTTCCATCTCTGTCTTAGCGTCTCCACCGACAAAGTTGAATACATATTTGTCTCCAAATTGAGAGATAATGTATTTGTTAATAGCATCCTCAATGAATTTTAATAGAGGCTCTAACCCCTTATCCTTTGAGTTACGATACTTCTCTGAAGAGTTACCTTCGTTCAATGTGTTACCAGAGCTACCAGTAGCTCCTCCACGGTTAGGAAAGTTAATCTCAGATGGGTCAATAGAGAAAATTGAACAGATTACATTGATTAAGTAGTTCAACCATTTCTCAAATTCCATATCTTTAGATGATTGTGTCATATTAACGAACTTAACATCTTCCGCTGTAATAACAGGGATTTTCCAAGCACCGTTTAATCCACTGAACATAGAAGTCCATTCACGTCTGAATGCAGACAAAGCTTGGTTCGACTGTTCTTGTCCTGTTTTAATATGTAACAAGCCTCGAGTCGTACCACCTTGAGCAAAGAAACGTGCATTAAATACTTCCGTGTTCTCATGGTACTGTAAATGGTTAAGGGCAATCTCTAACTCAGGATAGCCGTATCGTCCTACTGTAATGTCTGTACGTGGGTTGTGTACTTCCCAAGCCATTTCTTTTGCTTTAAAGGCTGCAACCTTTTGCTGATCAATAATCTGTACATAGCGGTCAGCATTCTTCCCTTTAGGCTCTTTACCTTTGCTATCTACTGCTACATAGATCGTAGAGGCATCTACAGCTTTAAATCTATTCAGCTGTCCATTAGAGTCATAGATAAGCTCAAAATTTATTTTGTCGTATGTCAATCGGTCCCGAACGAGCTTCTTTACAAACGTAGTGAAATTGTCCTTTGTAAAGTCATCTGTATCTTTACCTGTATGCTCTAAGAAAGATTCAATACGTTCAATGTTCTTCTCATCATGAGAACTCATCTGCTTTAACGGGTCTTTCAGTCGAACCTCGTAACCGATACCTTTATCGTTGTATCGAGCTGGCGTACAGAAGGTAGACACTTGGTTTACCCGTGTATTGATAATCGCATTTAGGATGATATTCTTTCTAGACCAGATTTTAAGTGTCTGTAGTAAATTGTGTGTTCCTGAAGTAGAAGGCGCTTCCTTAAANTCAGGGTTCATTGAGAAGTTACCAATCAGGGGCTCTTCGTACGCTTTAGCTCTACCCGGATTGTTCTTACTCTTCTGNATAGCTTCTTCTTCTAGNTGTCTAATTTGAATAGATAAATCACCATTTACAGATCGGAGCGTTTCCGGCTGTTCAGATTTATTCCAAGGTAACCAATCTAAAACTCCCATTTGCTTATCACTTCCATTCTATTTGTGACTTTCGGTTGTTATTGTGAATTTATCTGAGCCCAACATATATGTCTTTGTCTCAGAATCTTCGGAATATTTAAAAATCTTTCTACTGTTTAGTACATTTGCATATGTATCTATTAGCGCACCGTCTTTACTTATCAGCAGCACACTATCATCACTAAGAATGTCAACTATGAGTCGTTTCTCTCCATCTACTACTGAGTAAACGAACACGTTATTACCTTGAATCTCTCGGTAATAGGCGATCACTTCAAGCCAATTTAGATGTCCTACGACTCTCTTAGCTTCCATCCACTTTTTATCTTGACTGAAAGATGCCATAGCCGCCTCCTCTTTCTATGTATAATATAGAACTAATAAGTCTCTATTTCTATTATACCATACAAAAGGTGACACTAAGCTGCACCGTACGTATACCTTATAATATAGAGGTTCACATAAAAAAAAA